TGGAGAAAAATATGCTTCTAAAAAAGCAATGGCTAAACACGAAAAAAGTGAAAGCAAATCTACACAGAAAAAAAGAAAGTGGTAAAGGCAAAGCTGCAGTAGCCATGATGATGAAGTACGCTAAGTAATGATTTTATTAATTGCTATAGGTGTTATTTTTATTTGCGTTGTTTCATTTTATGATGATGGTTGCTTATGAAAAATATAATTTATACACTATTGGTTTTATCTATTGTATCTTGTGATGTTCAAAAAATATCGGATAAGGTAAAAGATGATTCTAATTACAAAGAAAATACAGAGGTAAAAACATTTAGGCAAGGAGATACTGTTAGATTTGAAATACCAAATATTAAGTTCAAGGATACTACAATATACAGAACTAATAGACAAGGAACTACTATTCAAACAGTATATGATAGACAAGGAACTGTAAAAAGTATTGATTGTTATGCAAGTAGAATAGAGGAGTTAACTCGTCAGAACATAGAGTATCAAAAAAACTCAAAACAAAAACAGTCTGCAAAAACAGAAAAATTTAATACCGTTTGGGTATTGTATTTTGTAATAGGTATTGTTGTTATATTTGTAGTAGCATTATTTCTTATGTTTTTATACATTAAAAAAAACACGGCAGTAATATCTGCTTTTATATCAAAATAAAAAAATGGGAAGAATTAAAACCTATACAAATGATGGAACAGTTTCTGATAAGGATTACTTATTAGGAGGAGACGCTGATAATTTAGATGCAACAAAAACTTATTTGCTTGAAGATATAAGGGATTACGTTTCTGGAAGTATTGGATTGCAAGAAGCAATTAATATAGATAATAATATAGTTGTAGGTCCTACAGAAGATAAAGGTATTAATATTACTTTATCAAACAATTCAACATTGCATCAAAATGGAGTAGTTATTACAGTTCCACAACAAACAGGTGTTTATCCAACATACAATCCAGCTCCTGATGCTTTTGTCGCGTTTTTAAATGGTCAGAATCCTGGTACATTGTCAGGACAACCTGTTGGTTTTCTAGCCGACATGACTGGAGAAGATAATTATGGATTTGTTGCTGAATTAAGAACAGGAGCATCTAATTCTGTAGGTTGCGATATGAGAAGTTTTGATGGCCATACTGGTAATTTATATTTAGGCGCTAAATATATTGGCAATGTACGTACAGATGTATTTAAAGTAGACAATGATGGAGATACAACAGCTAAGTCGTTTATAAAAATTGGAGGCACATCTGCTCAATATTTAATGGCTGATGGAACTGTATCTGTTGGAGGAATTGGCACTCAAGGACCTCAAGGAGTTCAAGGACCTGCAGGGCCTATAGGACCTGTTGGACCTGCTGGTTTAACTTGGAGAGGAGCTTGGGTTTCTGGAACATCTTATATTGCAAATGATGCAGTTGGGTATAATGGAGCATCTTGGTTTTGTATATTAGCAACATCTGGAACTACAACTCCAAACCTAGCTACAACAAACTGGGCATTACTAGCGTCTCAAGGTGCGCAAGGTATTCAAGGAGTGCAAGGACCTACTGGACCTTCTGGACCTGCTGGACCTGCTGGTGTATCTAAAACATATAATGAAACAGTTATATTGTTGTCCTATAACGGAACAAGTTTTACATATACTAATGTCATTAATGAGTTAGGAGTTACAATTACATTTTTAGTCATAAGCGGTACTTTATATTGCACATTATCATCAAATGTTTTGACTTCAGGCAAGACAATAGTATGGGCTGGTTCTTTTGTTGAATTTGGTGGATATTTAAGCGCAGGAAATAGAGCCTCTAATAATATAGCTACAATATCTCTTACAAATACAAATGGAACTAACAAAACATTTCCAACATCATTTACTGATTTACCTGTAAGAATACAAGTATATAATTAATGAACGACATTAGAAAAATCTCAATAGGACCCAACTACAAGAGTGATGCCATGCATTACCTGGTTGGGCAGGAGGTTCTCGATAAGACTTATGTTATACACTCTATACTGCTAGACAACAACACTGGATGTATAAAGGTGTGGATAGAGAAGAACTCTGAGGTGTTCTGCTGGAAGGAGTTCAATATTAATATGCCAGTTTCACTAGAGTACAACATAAACTTCTGATGAGATCCCCAAATATGTTTATCGTCCAACCATTAGATGGTAGGCGATACGATAATATAAAGAGAATCAGTGGAATTGACTTTATAACCAGCACATCTAAGGAGGACCATACCGTGTCTAACAGGCTTGCAGAAGTTGTAAGTACCCCAATAGATTATATTGGGCCAATAAAAGTTAACGATATACTACTAGTTCACCACAACGTGTTCAAGGTATACTATGACATGAAGGGTAGAGAGAAGAGCGGAGCCAGCTTCTTTAAGGATGACCTATTCTTTATAGACGACGAGCAGTACTTCATGTACAACCAGAACGGTGAGTGGAACACGCACTCCAAGTACTGCTTTGTTAAACCACTGAAACAGATGGAGTCAACCATAAACAAGAACAGCAAGGAGGAGCCACTTATGGGTACCATTGTCTACATAAATCAAGAGTTGCTAGACCTTGGTCTAAGCATTGGAGATGAGATCTCGTTTGAGCCAGACAGTGAGTACCCATTCTATATAAACGACGAGAAGTTGTACAGGATGACCACCAAAAACATTACAATCAAATGGACCACAACATAATAAAACAGAAGATCATTGCCGCTGGATACAAGGCAGTTAATGAGCTAATAAAGGTTGCAGAGGACGAGATTATAACTGGCATGGATACAGACCTGTCTGCGGACAAACTAAAGAATGCGGCAGCTACAAAACGCTTGGCTATCGAAGATGCCTTCCAGATACTTAACAGGATAGAGCAAGAGAACGACAAACTGACCGAAGAGGTAAAGGTATCGGAACCTAAAATACAGGGATTTGCAGAAAAAAGATCTAAATAACTTATACACAAGGCTTAGCGACTTCCTACCTGCTAACACCATACACATGAAGAACAAGGCAAAGTCTTGGGACTATGGTTATGATGAGAAGCACGACCTGGTTGTAATATCTAAGGACGGAACCATTGGTGACATATACGAGATAAACGGTCTCAATATAGCGCTACCATCCGTCCCAAAAATTGTGTATAAAAGGGACGAGAAGAAGGAGAACCAGTACTGGGAACCAGCTGACTATCCAAGGGATCTATCAAATATAAAGTCTATATTCCAGTGGCACACGATGTCAAAGGAGTTCAAGGCAAAGTGGGTTGACTACATAGAGGGTGAGTTTGACCGTAGAGAGAACGGTTTCTTCTTCAAGAATAACGGAGTAGACACGTACATAACTGGTTCTCAGTACATGTACCTGCAGTGGACAAAGATTGACGTCGGTCTTCCAGACTTCAGGGAGGCTAACAGGGTGTTCTTTATATTCTGGGAGGCATGCAAGGCTGACGACAGGTGCTTCGGGATGACCTACCTGAAGATCAGACGTTCTGGGTTCTCGTTTATGGGATCAAGCGAGCTGGCCAACATAGGGACACTTGCAAAGGACTCAAGACTTGGGATACTGTCAAAGACTGGTAACGATGCCAAGACAATGTTTACGGACAAGGTTGTGCCAATCGTGAACAACTACCCGTTCTTCTTCAAGCCGATACAGGATGGTATGGACAAGCCTAAGACAGAGCTAGCGTTCAGAGTTCCTGCTTCGAAGATAACAAAGAAGAACATGTACGAGGATGGTGATGTTGAGATCGAGGGTCTTGACACCACAATCGACTGGAAGAACACAGGGGACAACTCGTACGATGGTCAGAAGCTACAGCTGCTGATACACGACGAGAGCGGTAAGTGGCTCGCGCCAGATAATATCTTGAACAACTGGAGGGTTACCAAGACCTGTCTACGATTAGGTAGCAGGATTATTGGTAAGTGCCTCATGGGATCAACACCTAACGCGCTAGCAAAGGGTGGATCTAACTTCAAGAAGCTGTACGAGGACTCAAACATAAAGACAAGGAACAACAACGGACAGACTAAGTCTGGTATGTACTCACTGTATATACCGATGGAGTGGAACTTTGAGGGTTACATAGACATCTACGGGATGCCAGTGTTCAGAGAGCCTTCAAAGCCTCTAAGGAGTATAGACGGGTCTATGATAAAGACTGGAGCGGTTGACTACTGGGAGAACGAGGTAGAATCACTCAAGGGAGACGCTGACGCTCTTAACGAGTTCTACAGGCAGTTCTCCAGGACGGAGTCTCACGCGTTCAGGGACGAGAGCAAGTCATCCATATTCAACCTAACAAAGATATACCAGCAGATAGACTACAACGACTCACTTATAAAGGACAGGGTTCTCACGCGTGGATCTTTCAGTTGGCACAACGGAGAGAAGGACACAAGGGTTGTGTGGACACCAGACTCAAGGGGTAGGTTCTTAGTATCCTGGATACCTAGCAACCAGATGCAGAACAACGTCATAAACAAGAACGGTATGAGGTACCCAGGTAACGATCACATCGGAGCGTTTGGCTGTGACCCTTATGATATATCTGGTACAGTTGGTGGTGGTGGATCTAACGGATCGCTTCACGGACTCACTAAGTTCAATATGGACGACGCACCTAGTAACCACTTCTTCCTTGAGTACATAGCAAGGCCACAGACGGCAGAGATATTCTTTGAGGAGGTACTGATGGCGTGTGTGTTCTACGGTATGCCTATACTTGTTGAGAATAACAAGCCAAGGCTGCTGTACCACCTAAAGAACAGGGGATACAGGGGGTTCTCCATGAACAGGCCAGACAAGCACGTAACGAACCTCTCTAAGACAGAGAAGGAGCTTGGCGGTATACCTAACTCATCCGAGGACGTTAAGCAGTCTCACGCGGCTGCAATTGAGTCGTACATAGAGAAGTACGTTGGACTTGATATGGAGGGAACGTACAGGGACTCTGACGAGATGGGAGACATGTACTTCACAAGAACAATCGAGGAGTGGGCCAAGTTTGATATAAACAACAGGACAAAGTTTGATGCCGCAATCAGCTCTGGACTAGCTATAATGGCTAACCAAAAGAATGTGTACCTTACGGCAAAAAAAGAATCGAAATTAAGCATTATCTTTGCGAAATATAATAACAATGGAAGATATAGTGAAATTATAAAATAACTTATATCTCTATATGGTAGAAAAAATACCAATAATAGTATATTAAAAAGAAATACTTGGAAACATATATAAATGAAGGAAGTAACTGTTAAAATAAATCCTGCCAGCTTTCCTGACCAGTTTGCGTCAGATAGAGAAAAGGAGACATATGAGTATGGACTACAGATTGGTCAATCTATTCAATATGAGTGGTTTAGAAAGGATAACACTAACTCAAGATTTTATAATCAGTGGGGTGACTTCCATAGATTAAGACTATACGCAAGGGGAGAGCAGTCGGTAGCCAAGTACAAGAACGAGATGGCTGTTGACGGTGACCTTAGTCACCTGAACCTGGACTGGACTCCAGTACCTATCATACCAAAGTTTGTTGACGTTGTTGTTAACGGAATGAACGACAGGTTGTTTAAAGTTAAGGCATACGCACAGGACTCGATATCGCTACAGAAGAAGACCAAGTATCAGGACATGATACAGGCAGACATGCTGTCAAAGGATATCCTTACAGACATTAAGAACAACCTAGGCGTTGACGCGTTTGATACAAACCCAGAGGAGCTCCCAGAGAACGACGAGGAGCTTGCTCTATACATGGAGCTTAAGTACAAGCCAGCGATAGAGATTGCTGAGGAGGAGGCCATCAACACGATTCTAGATCAGAATAAATACAACGAGACAAGAAAGAGAATAGACTACGACATTGCCACGCTAGGAATTGGTGTAGCAAAGCACATGTTCCTTCCAGGAGCAGGGGTTAAGATTGAGTACGTAGATCCAGCAAACATAGTATACAGCTACACAGAGGATCCAAACTTTAAGGACTGCTTCTACTGGGGAGAGATCAAGACAGTTCCAATAACAGAGCTTGTAAAGATAGACACTACCTTAACTAATGAACAACTTGAAGAGATTTCTAAGTATAGTCAGTCTTGGTACAACTATAATAATTCATCCCAGTTTTATA